ATGATGGATATGATGTTGAATCTAGAAAAAGAAAATAAGAAGCTAGAAGAATTAAAAAACAATACTTCCTCAACTTCAGAAGAAATAAAGGCACAAGAAAAAGTGGTCAGTGAATTATCAACCGAGTTAGCAAAAGCTGAATCACAATATGAAAAAAATAAGCTAACAATAAATAAATACCAGAAGGAATTAAATTTAGCTCAAGCAGAAGTTAATGGTTTGACTAATGAATTAAACAATAACAAAAAAGAGTTAGAGGATAATAGAAGTTCATATCAAAAATTAAATGATGAAATAGAGGAACAAAAAACAAAATTATCTACATTAAGAGATAAATATGCATCGGTTGTTTTAGAACAGGGAAAGAATTCAACAGAAGCTAAAAACCTAAAAGCAGAAATTAAAAATTTAAGTGAGAATATCAAAGAAAATGAAACCAGAATGTCAAAAGCCACAAAGGGTATAGAAGAATTTACAGAATCAGAAAAAGAAGCTGGAACACAAACTTTGAAACTTGGAGATTTAATCAAAGCTAACTTAACAAGTGAAGCAATAATTGCAGGAGTAAAAGGATTAGCGAGTGCAATGGGAGCTGTAGCCAAAGGAATTGTAGACCTGGGAAAACAAGCTATACAGAGTTATGCAGAATATGAGCAATTAGTAGGTGGTGTAGAAACCTTATTCGGAGATAGTGCCGGAGCAGTTTCAGAATATGCTAACAATGCATACAAAACTGCAGGGTTAAGTGCCAACGAATACATGTCCACAGTAACAAGTTTTTCAGCAAGTTTGCTACAAAGCCTGGATAATGATACAGCCAAGTCAGCAAAGATAGCTGATATGGCAATAACAGACATGGCAGACAATGCTAACAAGATGGGTACAGACATGTCATTGATTCAGAGTGCATATCAGGGCTTCGCAAAACAAAATTATACGATGCTAGATAATTTGAAACTTGGCTATGGAGGTACAAAAACCGAAATGGAAAGACTTCTAGCAGATGCCCAAAAAATAAGTGGAATAAAATACGATATCAGTAATTTAAGTGATGTTTATGAAGCCATTCATGTCATCCAAACAGAGATGAAAATATCAGGACTTTCATATGAAGAAGCAATGGCAAAAGTTGCGAGTGGAGAAATGACACTTGAAGAAGCTACTGAAGCAATGGGAACCACAGCCAAAGAAGCTTCACAAACAATAAGTGGATCCGTTAGTGCGATGAAGTCAGCATGGTCAAATTTAATCACAGGAGTAGCAGATGAAAATGCCAACTTTGAAGGATTAATAACAAATTTCGTTGATAGTGTCATGATTATGGCTGAAAACATCGTTCCAAGAATTAGTATAGCCCTAGATGGAATCATAGAATTGGTTTTAGGACTTGCAGATACACTTCTACCGGAAATATTAAACATTGGAGTTGAATTGATTCAGAAATTAATTACAGGAATAACAGGAAACATCGGAAGTTTAATGTCAGGATTGAATCAGGTTATAAATGCGATTCTGAATGCATTAACAACAATGCTTCCACAAATAATATCAGCAGGAATTCAAATAATAGTGTCTTTGATTCAGGGAATAGCAACATCACTGCCAACATTAATTCCACAAATAATAGAATGTGTTATTTTGATGGCTACAACATTGCTAGATAACATCGGATTAATTATAGATGCAGGAATTCAATTGATAATAGGACTAGCTGAAGGGCTAATGAATGCACTTCCAGACCTGATAGATAAAATTCCATTAATAATAGATAAATTAATTCAGGCAATAGTAGATAACCTTCCAAAGATAATAGCAATGGGAGTTGAATTAACAATTAAATTGGCTGTAGGACTTGTGAAAGCCATTCCAAATTTAATAAAAGCCATTCCACAAATAATAACTTCGCTAGTAAAAGGAATAGCAGAATATTATACAAACATGATAGCTAAAGGAAAAGAACTTCTAGGAAAAATAAAAGAAGGGTTAGTAGAAGGAATAAAGAAAATACCAGAAGTAAGTAAAAATTTAGTTGAAGGCTTATGGAATGGAATAAATAATGCTAAAGATTGGGTTATTAAAAAAATAAAAGGGTTCGGAGATTCAATATTGAAAGGAATTAAATCATTCTTTGGAATAAATTCTCCATCAAAATTATTTGAAGACCAAATCGGTAAAAATCTAGCATTAGGTATCGGCGAAGGGTTCACAGATGAAATGGATCATGTAGCTTCTGATATAGAAAATGCAATACCAACAGAATTTGATTTAGGATTAAATACCAACATAAATCCAACAGGAAATTTGGAATCGACATTCAGCAAAGAAGTGTTAGTAGAAGCATTTCAAGAAGCTTTATCAGGAATGACATTCAAAGCTTTTGATGAAACCTTCGGAGAATTAGTAATAGATAATGTGGAAAAGGTGGTGTATTCATAATGGCATACATAGAATGGAAAGGAATAAGAAGTAATACCATACCAGGGTTAATAATATGCGAATTACCACCTGTATCCAAACCGAAAATGAGAACTTCAATCACAAAAATAGATGGAAGGGATGGGGATATAATTGAAGACTTGGGATATGAAAGCTATACCAAGAGTGTAAAAATAGGATTAACCAGAAATTATGACTTGGATGCGATAGCTAAATATTTTACAGGAGAAGGAACAGTGGTTTTTTCAGATGAATCCAACCGAGTATACAATAGCAGGATAATTGAAAAGATAGATTATTCGAAGTTGCTTCGTTTTAAAACAGCCACAGTAAAGTTTTATACTCAACCTTTTAAATATTTGAAAGATGAACCACCAACAAAGCTGACAATTAATACAGAAACATCGTTAAAAGTTATGAATCAGGGATTAGAAAAGGCTAAACCGATAATAACTTTATATGGTAGTGGAACAATAGAATTAATTGTCAACAATAATTCAATTTTTACTTATACATTCCCAGAAGGAGATTCTTCAGTTGTGATAGATAGCATACAAGAAGAAGCTTACCTAGATGGTACATACAAAAATAGAAACATGTTAGGTTCATTTCCAGTTTTAGAACCAGGCGAAAATACAATAACCTGGACTGGAGCACTAACCAAAATAATAGTAGAACCAAAAAGTAGGTGGGTTTAATGATAAAGGTATATGAAGCAAATGAAATTTTGTTTAATCATAATGGATTGAAAATTCTTCATCCAACCAAAGCTGAAATTTTTATAGAAGACAATGGAGAATATTACATAACCATTGAATCAACGATTGATGATTTGGAATACCTTCAAGAAGGAATGATTGTCAGAGCTAATACCAGATGGGGAGAACAGGGATTCAGATTAACAAATCCCAGAAAGAGAAATAACAAGATTTCAGTAAAAGGAAACCACCTCTGGAAAGATAGCTCCAAGTATGTGATAGAAAATGCATATGTGGATAGCAAAGGATGTAATGATGCATTAGATCATATAAATAATTCATGCGATGTGGTAACTCCATTTACTACCATATCGGACATTACAACAATTCACTCAACCAGAATTGTCAGAAAAAGCCTAGAAGAAGCTATAGCAACACTAATAGAAAAGTGGGGAGGACATTTATACAGAGATAATTGGGTAATAGGAATAAAAAATAGCATCGGATCTGACAGAGGTGTAGTTATTAAATACGGTAAGAACTCAAAAGACATAGAAGCAGAAGAACAATGGGATGATGTAGTAACAAAATTAATGCCTGTTGGTTATGATGGAATAACATTACCAGAGGTATACCTGGAATCACCTATTGATTATGGAGTTCCTTATACCAAAGTAGTTAAATTCGAACAAGAAATAGACCAGGAACCATACAAAGATGAAAATGGAATTCTAAATGAAGAAGAATACAAAGCTATATTGATTGAAGATTTAAGAAATCAGGCAAATTTGTATTTGATAAAAAACCAATACTTCAGATGCAATTATAAAGTAAAAGCTCATATAGAAGGTGTTGTTGATTTAGGAGATACCATAGTAGTAGAACATGAGAGATTAGGAATCAATTTGAATACTAATGTGATTTCATTAAAATACGATTGCATAAGAGATAAGTATGTGGAAATTGAATTTGGAAATTTCAAATCAAAGCTAAAAGATTTAATTAATACGATAGGTAGTAAGACAGAGAAGACAGTTAGTAACTCAAGTGAAGTTGTAAAGGTAACATTAGAGAAAGAATTAAATGAAGCAACATCGAAAATATGGGGAACATTAGGAGATAGTTATGTGGTATACGAGGGAAATAGAATTCTAATCGTTGATACATTACCAAAAGAAACTGCAACAAATGTTATTATGATTAATTCATCCGGAATAGGATTCTCAAACACCGGAATAAATGGTCAATTTAATTCAGCTTGGTTGATAGATGGAACATTAGACATGCAATACATAAATTGTATAAACATGACAGCAGACATCGTAAAAGGTGGAACATTAAAAGTTGGTTCCAAATTAAATGAAGCAGGAAAAATTGAAATTTATGATGTAGCTAATACATTAATAGGAACATTTGATGAAAATGGAGTAACAGTGTATGGAAAAGATGGAAGCCGAGTTGTAATTAACCCAGAAGAATTCGCTGGATACGATAGTAACAACAATAAAGTATTCTGGATGAATGGGGATGAGTTCCATATGAAAAAATCAGTAGTAGAAGAAGAAATAACTTTATGTGGATTAGCAAGATGGATAGGCATTGAAACCACAGAATACAATGGCATAGGAATAGTACCATTAACATAGGAGGTAAATATGGAAACATTATTTAGTACGAGAAAATGGTGGGATTATAGTAGTACCACTTGGGGAGCATATACCATAGAATACGAGCATCGTAGATCAGGAGCAGATATGCAGTACCGATTCAGTTGGAAAGTATGGTTAAATTCAAGTGGAAGCTGGTATTACGATGCAATAAAAATGCCGATTTATTTAAATGGAAAAAATGTTGATACCATTCAAGTAAAAACATACAATGATTCAGAAAAAGGATGGACAAAAACAGGAACTACAGGATGGTATACGGTAAGTGGCAAAACAAGTGGCACAGTACCGGTATACTTCCAAATAGTTGACACCGGAGGATATGCACAAGCAGGATGGAGTGTTTGTGATACTTCGGCTACACACAATTTGTATGTTGATCCAGCAGAAAGTGTTCTAGGAAGCATTTCAAACTTCACAATAGGAAATGCAATAACAATTCCAATAACAAAATATTCAAGTGATTTTTCAGACACATTAGTTATTAAGTATGGAAGCACAACCATAAAGACCATTAGTGGAATTACTAATGGAGCAAGTGTTAGTTTTACAACAGCAGAATTAAATACAATTTATTCATTAATGAGTACCGTAAATAGTGGTACTTTTTCTTTTGGATTAACAACATACAGTGGATCCACAGCTATAGGAACCAGTTCCAAAACAGCTACCGGAAGCATAACAAATGCAAATCCAACATTTACTGCTTCGAATATTACTTATAAAGATAACAACAGTACAACCACAGCAATAACAGGAAACAATCAACATCTCGTTCAGGGATTGTCAAAATTATTAGTAACATTAGCATCAGCAACAGGAAATAAAGGTGCGAGTATTACAAAGTATGAAGCCACAATAAATGGTGTTACAAAGACTTTAACATCAGCCGGAAACATTGACTATGGTGTGATAAATTCTTCAAAAGATTTAACTTTATCAGTAAAGGTAACAGATAGCAGAGGAAACACAGCAACAGCTAGTAAGACAGTAACATTTCTAGCTTGGAGCTTACCAACAGCAGTAATAACATTAAAAAGAAAAAACAATTATGAGGATGAAACCTATTTAAAAGTAGATGCTTCATACTCAAGTGTTAATTCAAAAAATTCAGTTACAATTCAGTACCAATATAAGAAGAGTAGTGATTCATCATATTCAGCATTGACAACATTAAGTGACAATGTTCAGACAACACTTACTAATGATAAAGAATCAGCATGGAATTACAAAATAGTTCTTACTGATAAATTTGGAACTACAACATACAATGTTACATTACCGAGAGGTAAATTTATTTTATTTGTAGATACAAAGAAATTATCAGTTGGTGTGAATTGCTTTCCAGCACATTCAGAATCATTGGAAGTGAATGGCGAAAAAATAGGTGCAATAGATTTCAGCAAGATTTATCCAGTAGGCAGTATTTACATGTCAGTTAATAGTACCAATCCAAAAGATTTATTTGGTGGAACTTGGGAACAATTGAAGGATAGATTTTTATTAGGAGCAGGAAGCTCATATTCGGCAGGAAGCACAGGTGGAGCTTCATCCGTAGCATTAGAAACAGGACACTTACCAGGACATACACACAGCTTCAGTGCAACATCCGGATCAACAACAGCAAGTCATACACATAGCTTCAGTGCAACATCTGGAGCAGTAAGTACAGGACATACACATAGTTTGAATTCACATACTCACTCGATGCCATCGCACAGTCATAGCTTTAGTGCAAATTTTTATATAAGACATGGAGAATCAAGTGGAACAGCCACATTAGCAGGAGGAACCAATACAAGTGTATCCACAGGTGCTTATGGTTCATCTTGGGGAAATGGATTCAAAACAGCTTCATATTCACATAAACCAGATAGATTGAATATAAGTGGAAGCACAGGTTCAACATCTGGAACATCCGGAGCATCGAGTGGTTCAACCGGATATCAATCAAATAGCCATACCCACTCGGTATCAGGAACAACCGGATCCGGAGGAGCAGGACATACTCACTCGGTATCAGGAACAACTGGATCAACAGGTTCAGGAACAGCACACAATAACATGCCACCATATTTAGCAGTTTATGTGTGGAAAAGAACAGGATAAAAGGAGGAATAAAAATGAAAAATATAATAAATTTTTTTACAAGTACATTTCTAACAACCATTGTTTATTATTTAGGAGGTTTAGATACAGCATTGAAAACATTATTAATACTGATTGTTTTAGATTATGCTACAGGCTTATGCAAAGCCATAGTAAATAAAAAAATAAACAGCTTAATTGGACTAAAGGGAATAGTTAAAAAAGTAGGATATTTAATAGTCGTAGCTGTGTCAGTTTTATTAGATGAGGTAGTAGGTAATACAGGAGCAATAAGAAACTTGGTTATCTACTTTTTTGTTGCTAACGAAGGGATTTCAATATTGGAGAATTGGGGAGCAATGGGCTTACCATTACCAAAAAAAGTATTCGAAGTTTTAGAGCAAATAAAAACAGAAAAGGGAGGTGGCAACGATGGA